GGCGCGGTTTAACATCGCTTCCCTTTTGCGCGCCGATGCCAAAACACGGGGCGAATATTTCACGGCGTTGATTCGCGACGGCGTTGTGAGCATCAACGAGGCGCGCGAAGCGTTAGAGAACTTGAACCCAATTGAAGGGGGCGACACTCATTTTGTACCGTTGAACCTTGCCCCGCTTGGACAAATGTCGGGGGCGTCAAGCCCGGCCGTCGATGACTAACTTTCCGACAAAGGGCGAGGACAAAAAAATTTCGCTTCGGAACTCGAATTGGAAACAGTTCGACCGCGACTTTGCGGAACGGTTGAAGGAAAATCACCCCGACGTATGGAAAGCCGGGGGCAACATTCGAGGCAACGAGGCGTTCGGCCTTTGGGGTCGCGCCCTTGAAGGCGACGACGCCAAAGCCGTGACCGACTGGATTCGTGAACGCGAAGCGTGGGCAAGCCGTCACCGGTACGACGGCAAGCAATTTCCCGAAGACAAGGCGACAAAGTCAAACATCGCCGGCGTTGTGGCGTCAATCAAATGGGGCGTCATTCTTGACATCGGCGAAAAGACCATGAAGAACGCCGTGAACGAAGTCATCGAAAACAAGCGCGACGACCGGCACGAAAAAACAAATGAAATGGAACAAGACAAAATCAAATTCACAGCGCAACCGGAACGCCGTTTTCATGCGAGCGGAACCATCGAGTTGCGCGAGGCTGACGCCGACACCGGCGAACGTCGGGTTGAAGGTTACGCGTCGGTGTTCAACAGCGAAACCAACATCGGACCTTTCAACGAAGTCGTCAGCCCGTCGGCTTTCGAAGGGCGATTGAACGACCCCGTCCTTGCGCTGTTCAATCACAACCAACTTCAACCGCTTGCCAAGGTTGGCGCGGGCTTGGAATTGAGCGTTGACGACTATGGTTTGCGCTACTCGTTCCCCATCCCCGACACGACCGCCGGACGCGACTTGGTCGAACTCATGGAACGCGGAATTGTCCGCGACGCGTCTTTTGCTTTCATGTTGGGGCCGGATGGCGACACGTGGGAAAAGCGCGACGGCGAAAACGACCTTCGAACAATCAACCGCGTCGCCCGCCTTGTTGACGTTTCCGTTGTAACCATCGGCGCGTATTCGGACGCCTCGTCGGTGCTTCGTAGCTACGACGCATTTTCAGCCCCTCAAAAGGACGTTTGCGGTGAATGTGACTGTTCCCCTAGCGAATGCAAAGAAAACCCGCAGGATAGCCCCGAAACGGCTCCAAGCGACAAAATACAAACCCACGGCGCAAGGATTCGTTCGGCCGTTATTCAACATCGAATCAAACAAATTCGCAAAAAATCATGAAGAACGCGAAACAATTGCAAGAAGTCCGGGGCGAACGCGTGTCCGCCTTGGATGAAATGGTAAAGACGGCCGAAACCGAAGGCCGTGAATTCACCGAAGACGAGGTTCAAAGGTCCGAAGACATTTTGAACGAAATCGACAAACTCGACGCACAAATTGAGCGCGCCGAAAAAGTGGAATCGGCTTTGAAAGCTACGGCACAACCCGTTGACTTTGCCACCGGAAGCGGTGAAGCAAACGAGCGTCAAAAGTTGGCCAAGCGTTTCAGCATCACGGAAGGCTTGAAGGGTGCAATGGCCCACAAGTTGGAAGGCGTGACCGCCGAAATGGACGCCGAAGCACGTCGCGAGGCGTTGGAATGCGGAATTTCCGTCCGCGGTGATTTCAACATTCCTTCGTGGTTGGCCTACGGCGAGCGTACCGCCTACGGTGTGGACGCTGGCGCTTCGAACATTCACACCACGTCGAGCGGTGTTCAAGTTCAGCAAAGCGAAATCGCAATGTCATTGCAAGCCAAAAGCGTTTTGGCGAATGCAGGTGTTTCACAGTTGTCAGGCTTTGCCGGCGACGTTGACTTGCCCGTGATGCCCGGCAATTCCGCCAGCCTTTCAGGGGGCAACGCGACCGACAACACGGAAGCCGACGCCGTGGCCGTTGGAACGACCGCTTTCAGCCGGAAGACGTTGAAGCCGACCCGCGTGGCGTGTGCCGTTGACGTGTCGAAAAATCTCATGTATTCCGTGAACGGCAACCTTGACGACCTCTTTAGCCGTGACCTTGGCGCGTCCCTCGCTTCAAAGATGGATGACCATATTTTGAACGGAATCGTGACCGACTTGGACGGCGCTTCGCGCATCGCTCAAGGACGCTTCGCAACCAACGCAAAGGCGACCAATTTCGCCGACCTCGCAGGGCTTGAGGGCAAGTACCTTGAGGGCAACCCCGACAACCTGCGTCCCGTGTTCTTGATGACGCCCGGGTTGATGGCTTTCTTGAAAGGTCAGACGGCCGACGCCGGCGGTTTCATTCCCGCTTCGGGCAACATCACAGGGGGCGCGTCCACCGTGTTGGGACATCCCGCGTATGCGACGACCGTTTTGGCGGACATCACGAAGTTGAGCGCCACGTACTTCGGCGACAGCGACGCAAATGACACAATCGCCGTTTCGCCCATTATCATGGCCGACGCAAGCGACATTTTCATGTGTTCTTGGGCTGGAATTTCGGTGTCAATTGACCCATACACGGAAGGGTTGAAGGGTGTCGTTCGCATCGTGGCCGACGCCTATTTCGACGGCAAGATTCGTCGCAATGGTTCGGGCGCTTTGCTTGGCGGTTTGAAGGTCGACACAGCACCGACGACCGTCGCCTAATTGACTACAATGGCAACCCGCCGGGAATGGTCCGGCGGGTTGTTTTTTCCCATTCCTTGGGACCGCACAAGTTGCGGTTCGCCGTCCGCTTTCGGTTGCGGTTCGTGTGGTTCGAATCCACAACGGCGACAAATGAATTCATCACATGGAAAACCTTCGCGTCCAGTTCCAACACACGGCCGACGCCGTCACCCTTTTGGGTGGCGTGACCGTCATCGAACAACACTTGCGCGCCGACATAGGCGACGTTGGTGACGATGAATATACACACGTGAACTTGTTGGCCGAAACCGCGATTCGTTACGTCGAACAAGTGACCGGGCGCAATGTCGAAGACAAGAAAGCCATCGTCGAAATGCACACCTTGAAGGACCGTTTTGAAGTGCCGTTTCGAATCAAACGTTTGACAGGGTTCACGTACTTGAACGAGAACTTCGTAGAAACTTCGGTGACGACGACCGACGCGTTCACCCTCCACAAGTTGACGGCGCCGGGTGTCCTTGAATTGAAATTGAGTTACGCAAAGCCGGACGATTACGCGTTAGACCATCCCTACCCATACAAACTCACGTTTGACGTGGCGGGCGACGTCGATATTTTGACGGACGCCACGACGCAGACAAGCCGGCTTTTTGTTGTGTCCTGCCTCATGTACCTCGCGCACCTTTACGAGAACCGCGAAGCCGTCGCCTTTTCTACGGGGCGCCCGCACACGTTGCCGTTGGCCTTCGAAAGCATGGTTAAAACCCTCAAGCGCATTCGATGAAAATCGGGGAAATGGACACGCGGTTGACGTTGCTTCAACCGTCTTCAACGGTTGACGCATTCGGCCAACCGAACACGACCTTTTCAAGTCATGGCAAGGCGTGGGCCAAGCGTTTCACGCGCAACGCTGGGGAAGTCATAATTGGGGACCAAATTGTTCAAGTCATTCGGTCCGAATTCACGATTCGTTATAAGGGCAACATAGACGAAACGTGGCAAGTCCAACACGACGGGAGGACGTACCGAATCCTTGGCGTCATCGTCATCGGGCGCAAGCGTTTCATGAAGCTAATTTGTCAAGAACATGGCTAAAGTCGAAGCCAAATTTGACACACAGCAAGCGAGCAAAATCATGAAGGCGCTCGAACAAATGCCTTTCAATTTGGCACGTCGTCAGGTTGGCAAAATCATGCAAAAGGCGTTTCGACCTGCGTACAACACAATGCGGGCCAAGGCACCAAAGAAGACGGGGCGCATTCGAAAATCAATCGCGACAATCACGTTTTATTCACGGGCGTCAAAGTCGTGGGTCGTCAGGCTTGGGCCACGTTACAAAGGGCCGAATCGTTCGTACACGGCACACTTCGCCGAACTTGGTGTGCGACCCCGTAAGAAGACGACGAAGGGACAATTCACGTTCTTCGGTCCGGGGGGCAAATTGATTCGGACTCAGACGATTACAAGCGGGGCGCGCAAGCAACCATTCGTTCGCCCTACTTATGAACGCTACAAGGCCGACCTCCCCTTTCGCATCGGCAACAAGGTGCGGGAATTTCTCGTGAAAGAATTCAACAAACAGGTGTGAAATGTTAGACCTTATCTTTCGCCAGCTTGACGATGATTCCGACTTGGAAGCCATCGTTGGCGCTCGCATATACCCCTACCTTCGACAACAAGGTTCGGACCTGCCCGCCGTCATGTTTGAACAAACCAACGCTTCGTTCACTCCAACGAAGACGACGACCAGCGTCAACGACGAGTTCGAATTCACGGTGAATTGTTTTAGTACGTCCCTTTCGGAAGCGTGGTCAATGCACACGATTGTACGAACCTTGTTCGAAGGCATGGCCGGTTCGTTCTCCATCGGGTCGAACAATTACGACGTCGCTTCGACCGTCATCGACGCCGTCGCGTCGGATGTCATGGACGAAGGAAATATTTTCATCGTCGAGTTGGTGTTCACGGCCTCGTTCCGTGCGTCCTATGTGGCGCGCTGATATTTCGCACCGACACCAAAAACGCCGGCGGGCGCCCGACTTTTGTGGCATCATCTGAAAAACTTTCGAAATGCCACTCGCAACAATTTCCGGAAATAAAGTGGGAATCTTCGTGACATCGGACGACGCAAACGCAACTTCGCGCCTCGTTGGATTGTCAACGTCATGTTCCCTTTCCTACTCGAACAACGTCATCGAGACGTCCGCCAAAAACGGGCAAGCGTCCATTGCTACGCTTCACAGCATCGCCGGCACCGGCTCGTTCACAATGTCCGTCGACGGATTGATTGACATCACAACGGCCGAAGACGACGGCACGGGCGCCGAAGAACATGGCTTCAACAACCTCATGGATTACGCAATCGGTGGTTCAACTTTGACGGTTGTCTTCAAAGCCGATTCCGGCACGACGTACACAGGCGAAGCGTTCATTGAGTCAATCGAGGCAACCGCCGGCGTTGATTCATTCGCGTCGTTCACTTGTTCGTTGAAAGGTACCGGGGCGTTGACGCAAGCGTGAGGGTAGTTTTGTAATTTGGGGCAACTCAAATTCACAACACCATGAACAAATTGCGTGGACAACTTTCGGTCAAAATCAACACGGCTCAAGTCACGTCGTTGGTCAACATGAACGCCTTTCGACTTTTGTCGGAACGATACGGAATCAAGTTGGCCGAAATCGACAAACACCTTTCGGACGACCCTTTGAATACCATTCCCAAAATCGTCTTTTGCGGTATGGTTAACCATTGCCAGCGGACCGGAAAACCGGAGTCGTCGTTGCCATCGTTCGAACAAGTCGCGTCCTTCATTTGCGAAGACGAGACGAAGTTCACGCAAGTCACCAACGACGTCTTGGCGACGTTGGCCCCGGATGAAGAACCGGGAAACGTGGAGGCGGTTCGGGAATAAAACCCGGACCGCCCCCAACGTGGCGCACCTTGTACGCGTCGGGTCTTCGCTTGGGGTTGCGACCCGCTGAATTTTGGGACATGACTTTTTACGAGTTTTCATGTTTCCGGAACGGGACGTTGGAGGCCGACCGTACACAATGGAATCACACCGGCGCGCTCATGGCGATGTTGTTCAACATCAACAAGGGCAAAGGTCAATCGGCAAAGTCGGCGCTCGATTTCAACCCATACGGGCAAGGCATGGCCTCGCCTGAAAACAACAAACCCCTTTCGGCTGAGGACATCAAAAGCCTTGCCGATGAAATGAAACTTCATGGCCGGTAAGTCGTCACGCCTCGCGATATTGTTGGACCTTGACGGGTCCGAATTTGAAAAAGGGTTGAACCGTAGCTTGTCGCGCTTCAAAAGCGCGTCAAAGCGTATGGAGTCAGCAGGGCGTGGGTTGTCCATGGGATTGACCGCACCCCTTGCCCTTGTCGGCGCGACGTCATTCAAGACCGCACAGGACTTTGAGTTAGCCATGGCCAAGGTCGGCGCCGTTTCGGGTGGCGGTGAAGCGGGCCTTCGTAAACTTACCGAACAGGCGAAGAACCTAGGCGCTACGACTTCGTTCAGCGCGTCCGACGTGTCATCGCTTCAACTTGAGTTGTCAAAACTTGGTTT